TCCATCCGACGATCCTGCTCCTCTCCTCCTAGGACAATATGGTCCTTTGCATCACTTTTATGTTCTGCAATCGATTCAAAGTCTGTTGTCAACACGATTATCTGACAACCACTAAATGTTCAATATAGATCAACGAGATCCGTAGTGCTTGAACACGCACTACGTCCATTCCTTTGATCCGGAAAACTCAATTTAAAGTCTAGAGCTTGACTAAGGTTGGTTCATAACCTGAACCTAGTCGCTCAGCTTTCCCTGAACATGAAGATCTTTGAAACGATTGATATTTTAGACCAATCATAGTTTGCTCAATTTTATACATCTAGAGCTAGATGTTGCTCAATTTATTAGCCTAGAGCTAGGCTTTGTTTAAACTTAGGATCCATAGGCCGCTATATGCCGGGCCTGATAGAACTCATAAGTTCTAAATTCAAAATTCACATTACGAGTGCGAGAATAATTTCTTAACTGATTCGTATAGAAATTAAACTGCTCTCGTCCATAATAAAACATCTCCATCTGAGACGTGTCGATGTTTTGTTGAAGTTGATCTTGATTCTCAACCTCAGATTTTTTATCTCTTATCCACAGAATCATGGAATAAATAGAATCCTTATCCAAGGGAGCTAAGGTAAAATTGCCTTTCTGAACAAATCGCCTCATCAAAAATTCAACCTCTTCTTTTTGAATGAATGGGCTTTCCACTACGCCTTTGGAGGCCGTAGTGTACTCCATCCCAAACATATCCTTACATAACCGAGAAATATTGATCATATTAAAATGATCTCCTATTCCAGGAACTGTTGAAAAAATATTGTCATCACCATAAAAAATGGCTTTAACTATATCATTAAAGACTGCGACACTAAAGCCACATTCACAACCAGATTCCTTACATTCAACTCTCAGTTTGTAAAAGAATATATGGAAAAGGCAGATATTGACAAAAGTATTTAAAAACCCTGTCAAAAATCCACCTGAGGGATTCATGAAATCAAAATCATATACATATCTTCCAACAACCAACAAGGGGCAGGTTGAAGAAAGACAACAGTACAAAACTTCTCTTCCATCTGTTTTCCAATCTAGTCCCATTTCACCACAGCAAAATAAACCTAAAAGGAATCCAAAAAAATAACGAAGACCTGTATCATAGCCTCCATAATCTCCTCCTCCATAATTCACTCCTTTCCCAGAAATCTTAGCCATTAAAACACTCCAATCGAATCCATGCACATTCGTGCCAATTGCTCCCATTGTTTGTGCTCTATGTTCTTTTAACCAAATAATCAGATTTCCAAGAACCATGCGAGTCCATATCATATGAATAAAATCTCCTACACAGAAAATTCTAGTCTTCCCCTCTTCAACTCGGGGAATATCTCGCAACTCATCCTTCATACAAGCTATAGCTATCAATCTTGGTACTTTGCCTTTTCGAACGGCATTCCTTAGATTTTCAACCATCTCCCTTATTTTAGGATGGATAAACCTTGTGTCTAAATTAATTGCATCTTTTCTTTTCATCTTCAGAATCTTTAGACAAAATCCTTCAGATGTGTTTAAATCAATTGAGGCTTGCTTCCCAGGAATACCAAAAATGGCTTCCTCTATTGACTGTTCTTCGAAACGAGGTCGATGAACATTTTCTGGGGGAGCAAAACCATCGCTAAACATACGATAGTTTAAAACTGCCTCTCTTGCAAGCCAACCCGGGATAGGAGTTGACTTATCTACTGCTCCAAGCTTAGCTTTCCCACGTTTAAAAGGTTCTTTTAACACCTCATTAACATAGGTAGGCTTAAGCAATGCTGGAGCATTTTTTACAGGAAATACTGGTTCAGAATTTATATCACCCTGAAAAACTGTTGGTACAAAAACAGTTTCACTTGGTAAATAAAAACTCTTAGCCAATTCTCCTAAATATCTAGCTCCATCCAAATGCTCGGCTCCAGAGCTATTGAAAGAAATTTTCAACTCTTTCGGTGCATACCAACCAATTGGCATTTGTGCATCCGAAGAAAGTATAAAAGATCCAGTACTAAAATCAAATCTTTCCTCAAAATCCTCTTGATAAAGAGGACAAAAGAAAGCATCCGTTCCTGTAGATCCTACATGAAATCCTTCCAAATAAACTTGCGAATCAAGCTCAAAGGTTGATATATACGGTAACATACAATCCCCTGGCTCTCCTCTCATATTATGTCCTATAACATAATTTGT